CTTTAGGCGCTGTCGGCGCTTTGCCGGTATCCCGACTTCTGACGTTAGCTGCGGTAGCTTTCTTAGCAGCAGCAGCTTCTTTACTTACTTTCTCCTTGAACTGTTTTTCGGCTTCTGTCTGAACCCTGGCCAGCTCCTTTGCGCGGGTTACGGGGTTTGCCCATACCGCTTTTTCATACGCATCCTTTAGAGTTCCGCCGCCTTTAAGGAGGGTAACGATGTCATCAGCTACCTCATCAAAGTACGGATTCTCTGCTGCGAATGCTTCCACTTCTTTTGCTGTCTTTTCTCTCTGTTCGCTTAACTGCGCTTGCTCACGTTGCGTGAACGTTGACTTAAGCTGGAAAACTTCATCCTGCAATGCCTTAACGTGAGGATCAACATTCAGCTCTTGTTGCGCTCCGGGGGCTTCCAAACCATACGATTTAGCGAGTTGCGCCCAATACGCCTGCTTTTCAGAAGGGGAGCCGTGAGAGAGTCTATAGTGCGCGTTCATGAGGTACTGAACGGCCTTAGGTTCGTCTATGCCTTGGGCAGAGAGGAACGCTTTGTAAGGGGTAAAGACTTCCTTTAGCTGCTTACCGAATCCGGCGTCACCCTTGTATTGCTCCAGCCCGTCAAGCATCTGCTTTTCACGAGTGATGTAATACTCTTGAGCTTCACGCGGCATCCCCTTCCAAAACTCATGCTTGTCCTTCGCCCATGAACTTGGAGCGCTTATAGGCTCTATTTCTTCGGGGACTACCTCAGGCATTACCTCAGGATTATCTTGCGTCTCAGTGCTTTCTTGCTGCGAATCAGGGGCATCCTGAGCAGGGGTTTCTTCTCTATCAAAGAGTCCTTGTGCGATAGTGTCTACTGCGCTACCTAAATCGAATCCGATGTCGTCGGCTTGCTGGTCATCCAAATTAAACTCCTAGTCTCACGTAATCTGCTGTAACCCCGCCTTGAAGTTCAGCGGTCAATTTTTCTCTTTTCCTTGAAGGCATCTCATGGATCGTTTTTTCTATGGTTGCGTCCATAGCGGCCTCAAGTTTCTTTTCTGACTCAACCTGCCTCCTGGCGGCGTCCTTTTTCATTTCAGGGTCATAAGGAATGCAGCCGTGACGAGCCAAATCATCTTGCCTTTGTTGCTTGGTTGTGATAACTTTGCCATCAATGGGAGATTCGTACCTTATTTCCTGAGAGACAAAAACCATAGGGATGCTTAGAACCTTTTGGGAACCTAGTCCACACTCGCAAGCCTGCGGGATACTGCAATCAGCAACCTTCAGAACTCGCTCGAATCTATGCCCCTTCTGACACACATACTCATAAATCGGCACTAAAACGCTCCCATAATCAGCAATAGCAATTCCTCATCTTCCTCCATCTCCATACGCTTTACCTGCTCATGGTACTGAGCGAGTAACGCGGCAACCTTTTCAGCCTCAGCCGTTATAACCTCTTGATTTATAGAGGTTACGGGATTTACCGCTTCCGGCTCAGAGGTGATCGGCAAAACCGCCTTTTTCAGGCTGAGCGTCTTAGTTGGCGCGGGTTTTGGGGTGATCGGCAGAACCTCTCTAGCCGCCTTGTCGATAATGCTTTGCAGATGCAAGTTAGGCTGTTCGGCCAGCGTCTTTTTGCGCCTTTTCTCTATGACAATGCCGGGGAAATCATCGCCGCCTTGTAATAGATTAGCCCCAACCTCTCCGCTTGCAGCTACAGAGTCATTGCGGTTCGTATAGTCAACAGTCCCGGAAACACTACCCACGGCACCTGAAGCAGATACGCTATCGTCCGCATTGGTTCTGGCTAGAGAACCTGTAACGGTAGTTGTGCCTGAAGCTGCGCTTGTGTCGTTGGCGTTCGTCTTTGCGACAGAGCCGGTAACTGTTGTTGTTCCACTAGCCGCGCTCGTATCATTGGCATTTGTTGCGTTTACTGTGCCGGTTACGTCTGATCCAACAGCCCCGCTTGCGCTTATAGTGTCGTTTGCGTTAGTTGTCGCAAGACTGCCCGTTACTGTAGTTGTCCCACTTGCGCTGCTCGTATCGTTAGCATTGGTTCTTGCTAATGATCCTGTTACAGTCGTTGAGCCACTTGCTGCGGATGTATCGTTAGCGTTTGTTCTGGCCAGCGATCCCGTTACCGTTGTGGTGCCGGATGCTGCGCTTGTGTCGTTGGCGTTCGTTGTAGCGACAGAGCCTGAAACACCCGATGAAACAAACCATATCTTTCTGGATGTGGCTTTGTATAGCGACAGCCCTTTACTTACGTGAAACTCTTTAGCTTCCGCTGCCCCCCATGATCTGCTTGCATAGGCAAAAGACAGCATAGAGCCATCGGTATCAATGGTAGCAGCTCCGCTGTAATTGCCAATGTGTATCAGTTTGCTGCCAGAAGGCCACGAAGCCGGAGTTGATGACCATGCAAGACCGTAATCAGCACCGTCAATATAGCATTTGGTGCCTGCCGCAGTGCCGTCTGTAGTAAGCACCATCGAGCGGTTGGTTGTGTTGAACCAACCGGCTAATGGCGTCGTGGAACCAACACCAGCGAAATACAAAGTACCGCTAGGGGTGTGATACTGAGTAAACCATGTGCCTGTTGATTCGGCAAGGTACATATGCCCGAAATCATCAGTAGCGCCAACGCGAGGGAACCAGATTGCCAGCGTTCCAGCGTTCCCCGTTATCTCAGAATAGCCGGTATATTCAAGGTAATCATCAACCCCGTCGAAGTTGACCGCCTTGCCATGCGCCGTGGTAATTACAGACGCGTTCCCTCCAGCAGACCAAACCCGGCCAGTTACCTGATCTATGGTTCCTAGAGCTGGATTCAAAAGAATCCTAGCCCCCCTACCGAGTCCCTGGTAGTCTATAGGCGCTACATGCGTGGGCTGATTCTGCCACTTGCGCTTTATGTTTAAGTAGGCCATTACGCAGGCTTATAAGAGCGCGGCGTCACCTTTAACGTCCATCCTGAGCTAAGCGTTTGACCAGAACTGTTTACGATGTAGTAATCCCCTTCCTCTGGCACGTCATAAGCAACCAGCCTCAAATACTGATCCGTATTCGCGGATGAGGCTTGCAGTACGAAACTACCAATGTATTTGTTCAGATACGTTGCGGTAGGGGCGGGAGCGTCATTCGTGCTATCAAAGTTCAGCGGCTTGCAGTACAGGTCTATCGTCTTGTTCTCGATAGAGGTAACGGTAGCGAACTGGCCGCGCCATGCAAATACAGCGTCAGGGTAACTAGCTCCGTCAGCCACAACCCCATAGGATGCGTCATTGGCCTGCACTATCGCAGCATTAGCGCAGCTTGCGCCGCTTGCTTCTAGTGTCTTTTGCGCTCCCCAAACATAAATAACTTCATTTGTCATTAGACGATACCGTTAAAATCCGAAGGGAATATGCTGCCGACAAAACCCATGACGGAAGGGCTTGCGGTCGTGCCCAAGCCTGTAGCGAACAGCTTTTCAATACGGGTAGCTTTGCGACGGCCTATAGCCAGAAGGTGAGTGCGCTGACCCGCGCCAGTGCCGCCACTGAAAATGTCAGCAATACCCTTTCTCACTTGGGCTATGGATGGGTCTATTGTGAATGTGCCGTTGAACATCCTTACCCATGCATCACGCTCGCCCTGAGAACGTCCTATGTATGCAGTCCAATCCCAAACGGTTCCATCAACAGAGGTATTTGAAACTATGTCATGCTCAGACAAAACGTTCTTCCATACCCAATACTCAGGGGAGGCCTCTGTGTTGTAGAAGATAGCCGCTCCAGCAGTGTCACCATCAGCAATGCTTGCGCGGTTAACCTGTATGTCAGCCGCGAGAATGTCCTTCTGTGCCTGTGTCAGCATGTTAGTCCTCTGTAATCGTGGAAGCCGTTGTCAGCTTAGGAGTCACGCCGCTAGAAATAACGATAGTCGGAGAAATGGCGCCGCTGTATAGCAGCTTTCCCGTGCTGGATGACGCAGTACCCACGGCCCAATATGTTGCCGTTTCACTTCCACCAGTAGCAGCGGGGAACGAAATGTCAGCAGCAGGAGATACGCTGTTATTTGTCACAGTCCAGCCGCCTGAAGTACGGGCTACAGCAACGCGAGCATAGCTTGTATAGGTGCATTCACTGGTTGTTTGCGTACCTGCTTCGCCGGGGTCAGCCGTATGTAAACTCACATACAAGCTAGTCAGCGGACTGGTAGCCGCATTGTCAGCTATGTTAGCTATAGCTGTCGCATTGAAGATCAACTTCATCCAGTCATTCTCGAACGTATTACCCTTTGACATGTATTTCCTTTAGTGAATTGCCGCTAAACGGCCGTTTTCATCGTATATTACTGACCTGCCATTGACAGATACCGCTTTACCGTCAGGGCCGCGCTTAATCAGAATAGGCTTAACCTCTTCCTCTTTAGGTTCCTCTTTGGCTTCCGGCTGAGGTGTTGCGATTTGAGCCATACCTTGCGTTACAGCTTGGTTTTCAGCGGACTGCGCTTGTATTGACGCCTGCTTTTCTGTTGAGAGAGCTTGTATTGAAGCTATTTCCAGCTTGGTTTGACGGTCTATCTCAGCTAACTGTAACTTGAGAGCCGTTTCAGCTTGCAACTTCATCTGCTGCAACCGTTCCGAGCTTTCAGCTTTCATCTGCTCAACTTGCGCGTCATACTGCATACGCATGTTTTCTATCTCTTTATGGCTCTGCAACTCCGCTGCTTTGCCCTGAACGTCAGATTGCAGCTTAGCCTGCTCTAACTGCATCTTGCCTTGCTCTATTTGAGCCTGTTGCTGCATTTGCGCTTGCATAGCTTGAGCTTCCGCCGCCTTGCCGTCATCTTGTGGCTGAGGCTCCTGCATCTGCTTAATCTGATCTTCTATCTCGTTCCCGAACCGGAAACGGCGAGTAATGGCTAAAAGCATGGATTGCGCGGTTTGAAACGGCAATATCTTTTGAGCAACCAGAGGCCCGACCCCGTTAAGGTACTGGCCTATAGCAGTCATGAGTTCAGTGATATTCTTCTGATCCTCAACCGCCTCAGGCTCAACCGTGGAGTTAGTCTCTATGTCGATCCGGTACGCTCTCTGCATGTCGTTCTTGAGCAGGGCTAATACATCCGCCCAAGTAGGAACGCTCATAACTTGCTGAATCTGTTGCTGTGTTTCAGGGCTGATTTGCTGCCCTTGCATCTGAGCCTGCTTAGCCGCGCTTACGAGTTGATCCCGTTGAGCCTTCTGCTGATCCGTGAGGAAAGGCAAGCCGGTCATTACAGCCCACGTTTCCGCTGAGAACTTTGTAGCAGCTACTTCAAGCATCATCCTCAGTAGATCACGCGAATAACGCTGAACCTCTTTCTGGATTCTCTTGAGCCGCAACGTTCCCCACGACTGTTTTATCTGCTGCGCTCCGAGCGTTTCAGAAGCGTTTGACGCGCCCCGCATAATGTCTGCTATGCCGGTAATCTCGTATATCACTTGCTTGCAGCTTTCCCGCGCCTGAATGAGCTGCATGAGAACAGCGATAAGCTGATCGATTGGCATGAACCATATAGCGTTACCCAAACCTTTTTCTGCTGCGAGGGATGAGCTTTTATCAGTCGGGACGAGTTCGTTATCATCGCCCTTCATGATGTTTGCAAGGGTTTCTCCTAGCTCTGTGTCATACGCTCCGCGAGCCTTGATAGCGTCAGTAATCTTGTTGATTCTGCGCGTCAGCCGGTTCAGCTCTGTAGCCTGATTCTCATACAGCATATAAAGAGAAACAGGCAGGAGGTCGTTAGACTTTTCAAGAAACTGTATCGGCTTGGGGCAGTTGAAGAATCCCGTAAGCTGAAGAGGGTCATCGTCAACCTTTAGATAACCGTCCTTGTAGGAGGGGGATATGTACCTTACCTTGCGCCCGTCAGCCTTGTCCCAAATCTGAAATACACACGCCGTCTTGCGTTCGCCGCGGTTCTCTTCATTCTTAGCGTCCTCATTCTCTTCCTTTTCGGACATGAATACGATTTTGGCAGCAACTTCATCACCGAATAGACGGACAGCCTCATCCTTGTCTATGTGATCTTCATAAGCTATCCAGGGGACTTTTGACCACTTTTTAGCGAATCCAAAGTAAACCTTGTTCCATGCTCTTGATTCGAGACACACCAGCTCTGATTTCTTGTAAGAGTTTTCACCCTCTCCGTCCACTTCGGCGTCATACTTGACGCATGTAACTCCGCGTCCAGGCAATAGAGCGTCAAGTACACCGGCCCGCATACCTTCGTCAAAAGTCTCGTAACCATCGACATTAGTATCAACAAGAAACTCAAGCACACGCTCTCCAGCGTCAGCCGCGCTCTTTCCCATAGGGTCTGCATCTTTAAATCTCCTTTGAACTACGGGGCGGGGAACGGCTGAGTAAACGGCGGGGAGCAGGGTTTCAGTGTTGCTGTACAGGATGTTGAAGGGGGTTGTTTCCTTCTTTTTCCCTGAGTAAATCTCAAGTATCCTTTCGCCTTCCTTCCTGTAATCCTCTTCCCGTTTCTTGCAAGCCGATATCTCGCTAAGCCAGTGCAATACTTCTGCTGCTGGCTCGTTAGGGTTTCTATCTGTCATATTATCCTGCTACGCCACGGCGTTTAGTCGTGACTCTAGTGGTAACGTTACGGGTTGTTACTGAACGTGTTGCGGTTGACTTGCTTGCAATATGAGCCACAGCGCCTATGGGCGACACAGCGGGGAACTCCTTGCCGTAAAAATCCTTCCCGCCCAAGTAAACGCCCCCTGTTTGCAATGAGGCCGTAGCAGGCTTGTAAGTGGAGTCAAGCAACGGATTTACGCTAACGTCATTCGCTCCTGCCGAGATACCTGAGTACGCCGTAACATGCCCATACACGTTGTTATAGTCCGCAGTGATTGACGGATTAGCGCCTATGGAGAAGCCGGTTGCGCAGTTATGCAGAATGTTATTCTTGACCGTGACGTTTCCGGTTAGCGCACTTGTTCCAACCTTCCAGATACCCGCGCTGCAATTGATGAACGTGTTATTCTGAACAACGTTCCCGGTTTCCTCTGTCCTTCCATAAAACACGCCGCGATTGCAATTTACAGCTACATTCCCGACAAACTTAGCACCTATAGCCGTCCAGAATGCGAACGCCGTGCCGCTGTTAGGATCGCCAGTGCTTACCAGATCGGATACGTGGTTCCCGAACGCCAGTCCGCCGATGGTCAGGTTGTCGAAAAAGATTCCGTTTCCGTCAATCGGATAGCCGCCTTGGTAGCTTGCTGAGTCAGTCCCAGACCTAATGCCTGATATCGTGTTAAAGGTGATTAGCGGGGACAGGTTCTTAGCTGTCTGAATACCGGCCCCTGTTACATAGGTGTCTCTTACCGTGTTTCCGGTTATGTTGGGAGCATTGAAGCCCATTACGAGCAAACCGCCGTGCTTTCCAGATGCCCCTGCTACCGTGCCGCAGTTGTAAACAGTGTTGCCCGAGATAACCAGCCCTGACGAGTAGAGATTAACGACAGTCGTTGTATCGTTCTTGCACGACCTCAGATAGATGGAAGCGCCCGGCGTGTTGTAAACCGTGTTGTTAGATACCGTGTAATTCGTGAGTCGTGAACTATCCCATCCCGCCGTTGCTATGGATAACTGGATACCGTAAAAGCCCGTATCGTGTATCACGTTCCCAGTGCAGACTATCCCAGACGAGTTGATTGACGCGGCAGAGATAGACTGGTTTACCCCCGCGTTCGAGTGTCCTGAGAATGTGCTATTGAGTATTGAGCATGACGTGAAAGCAACATTGCTTGCCAGCGTGATCCCGTTATCAGCACCTGAAAACGTACAACCGTTGACAACGAACCCGGCAGCGGCGGATTGGTAGATGCAGTTGTATCCAGCAGTCGTGGTGCCGATGATCCTCAGGTTTACCAATGACGTGTAATTACGTACGGAATCTATCCATGCAGCGCCAGTGAAGGTAATTGATCCGGGATCGGAGGCGTAATCTCCGCGTATCGTTGTCCTGTTGGCGTCAGAAGTTGCGCCGTGTGCTCCGATTGTGGTTTGGGCCGTGTAGGTATGGGCGCTACAAACATACAGAGTGTCACCAGCATTAACCCCCGACGCCCCCCAGACAATCTCCCCCCACCCGCCCCAGGCGGTTGCGTAGGATGAGCCGTTGCGAACGTTACTATGAGTTGAATCCGGCCTAACGTACCACGTAGCCATTATTGCCAGTAAAAGAACGTCACCGTTCCAGTCCCGGCGAAATCAGCATAAACCCCAGATGGACAATACACACCGAAAGGCAAGTAATTCTTAACGCCAGCAGCAGAAGAGGCCGCGATAATATCAACAATATCGCCCGTACCGGCTGCGGTTGCGTCCCTTACGTTTATAACGGCTGCTGACAATGCGGTTGTTACTTCATGTCCGTAATACAGGCAGGGGCCAGCAATGCCAACCTGACCATCAGCAGTCAGGCTTACTTTCTTCACCATCGCGCCGCCAAATGTGCGGTCAAATGTCGAATTCTCGCCGGGGTGAACGGCTTGGTCAGATACCTTTAACTCGCCTGTGTCAACATACGCCGCGCCGCCTAGAAACTGTGTCATACGAACTCCCTTTTAGCAGCCATACGGCGCAAGTGTTGTTTTTTGAGTTCCCCGAACGTGATAGAAGAGATGTTGCCCTTCATGATTCTGTCTATCTGCGACGGGACTATTTGCTTTGTTTTTGGGTCTTTCCAGCTTAACGAGAGGTATCTGAAAGCGTCAGCGGCATGGCTAGACCAGTCATGGACGGGAGCAGTAGAGAATTGCTGTTTTTCCTCATCCCATGAACGATGGTATTGCTTCAGGGCTTCGAGTCCGTCCGCGCATCTAGTCGCGTCAAATCGAACTCGTGGAAATGTCGCCCTGGCTGCCTGGATTCCTTCCTGTACGTCAAGATTAGCGGTGATGACAAATCTTCCAACGTTATGATCTTGAAATTGCTGAAGGATGCTTTTTCCGCCCATACCCAATCTTCGAGGTCTCGCGTCGTGCGGCACAAAATGAGTCCCATAGGTGACGTCATATTTAACCTTCCACTCCCTTAAATAATTGGCGTAAAACTCGATTTCCTTCAGGCTTGAGGCGTGAAAATCAACGATATTGATGTTTCCGTTGTATATTTGGAAAAACCAGATAGCGGTATCATCAGTGCGGCCCAAATCCCATGCTGTATAGACGAGATAATCAGGGTTTACGGGGATTTCACAGATACGGCCTTCTTCATTGGCCTTCGCAACGCAATCACCCCAAATCGAGCCGGGAATAGCTGCGTCAAAAGACACGTTATATTCCTGCTCATAGAGAGCCGCGCCAAAATCGACTCCGTGAGTGTCTTGAAGCTGCTCTAAAATGTCCGTAAGCTGAGTTTTACTGAAAACGCCCGTTTCCTTGGCAGTTAGAGCCTGGTAGAACCAATCTTTTCGTCTTGCTGCGTATTCGCACAGCTTTTTGAAGTGGTTATTTCCGCGTGGCGTACTGTTGAATCCAGCCCAACCCCCGTTTTCTTCAAGGATAGGCATGAGGTACGCCCATGAAGCAGGGTTACTAAGCGCGTATTCACTGAAGACAAGACCAACAGGGGGAGAGCCAACCAGACTATTAAAATTATCACTGCCAACAAGCTGAAACGTGGAGCCGTTATGAAACTCAATGAACATCTCCTGTTCGCGGGTTGTTTTTCTTAGCTCTTTCGGGAACGCTTCGTCTATACGGCGCTTTCCGGTATGAGCAGAAACAGCGTCCCACATGGATTTACGGGCCTGAGAATACTCAGGTAACATGTACCAGTAGCTCCCAACCCTTTCGTGAGCAGAGCAGGCTGTGTGATGAAGGAAAACGTCATCTTTTCCTGAGCGTCTATGCCAGCGCGTGACAGCTCTTTTTCCGCCTGTTGCGAGATAACCCCATAAACCGAGTTGGTAGGGTCTTGGTGTCCATTTATACGGGAGCGTAATTTCAGCCAATTACTCGAATCTCGCAAATTCGCCGTGATACTTAACGGCGGCGGCTTGGTAAGCAGCGGCGGCGTCATCTTTAGTGTTAAAACACCCAAGATGCATCCCTTTGCCATTAGCGCCTATGAATGCCTGCCATTTCTTGTCTCGCTTATACCAAGAAACACCCTTAACCCCTGACGTGTTACTCTTCTGAGCGCCCTTGTTCTGGCAATTCTCTGCATTCGTGCAAGCACGCATATTGCTGCTCCTATTGTCCCGGCCAATACCGTTAACATGGTCTACCTGAATACCCGGTTCAGTTATCCCCATAATCAGGCGATGCATTGATAATGTTGTCTGCCTTCCGTTCAACTTGCGGATATGCGTTACTGCGTAGACATTCCCAGACTTCTTTACTTGCGCCCTCCAAGTGTGACGACAAACAAGCTCGTAATCCTCGTCATCAACCAGGGCCACGTAACCCTTAGTAAGCTGAACCTCTTTAGTCACTAGCGCCTCACATTGTCGTATTACCGCTACTGTTTTTGATATTCGTCATTTCGGAGATACACCGGGGGTCTAACCGCTATATATTGTGCTGAACCAGGTATAACACCGTTATTTTTGGCACTAGACACTACATGTTGTGTTTTAGGTTAGCGATAGATGAGGCGCGTACCGATGGATACCTTAGTGGCCACCCGTCCTGCCGACAAAGCCCCCCCGGTCGATCTCCCTAGAAAGGCGCCACAGCCTGTAACTCCTTGTTTTTATTACCATCCAGCGGGATCGGGATCGATCATCACATCATCTCCTTATTAGTCATCCCATATACTATGCGCTTGCTTACTAGCATTCATGCGGGTTTCAGGGGATCATTCCGTAATTCATCCGTAATTGCTACGTAATCACCTTGTATTACTGTTGCATCCGGGAGAGAACGATTGACCGTGATGGATAGGCTAAGGTCTTGTTTGTGTTCTACTTTGCTGCCCCAACGTGAGGAATGTTCGCGTTCAGCACGCCATTCCAGGCGCTTTAGTCCAGCTTCTCGGATGCGTACGAGGTCAAGCCATTCTTTCGCATCTTCGCGCCGTATCTCTCTGTTCTCTGTTATCTCAGCCAATAGCTTGTGAGCGTTATCCAGTCGCTCAGCCATTCCTTCTTCTCTGGCTGCTATGTACTCAGCGTCATCCTTCAATACCTGGCTTATAGCTTGTTTGGTCACTCCTAGAGAGGTTGCAATGTCCTTCATGTATTCGCCTTTACTGAGGCGCTCTATGATCTCGTCTCTGTGTGTTAGAGCTATTGCTGTCATTGCTTTTACCGGGCGGATTTACGTGGCTTATAAATGTTTTAACAAATGTGTTGACATACGTTCTGACACATATATAATTGCTACATCAACAACACATAAGGAGAAGAAAATGTACACAACCTTAGAACAAGCAATCGCAGACGCCAAGAAAGTTAAAGCTAAATACGGCTACACCAGCAAAGGCGTAATCTGCAAGACTGAATACAAGGCTGGCACATACCACATAGGCTTTCATTTCGACAACGGACGGATGAACGTAGGCGATACAGGAGAGCATCCAGACGGCAACAAATACGAAATCTTAGCGATTGTGTAGCCCCTGACTCACACAAGCCCCTTCACTGGGGCTTTTTCTTTTCTGAAATATACTTGCTCTACTTGTTGACATGCTTATTGATCTATGTATAATTAACACATCAAACTTAACCGGAGATTAAAATGTACAAAGTAACCATAGTAAACGCAGGCATAGAAAACTTCCTGATAGCTCAGTACTGTGTCAGAGCTGATTCATACCGCGAAGCTGGCGAACTGGCTTTAGAGATAAGCGGAACAAAGAACCACATTAAGATTCTTGATCTGGCGTTACTGAATAAGTAATACGCTTGACACACATTCTAACTTATGTATAATGTAGTCATCTAACAAACGGAGAAAATGAAATGAGCAAACTGGTTTATGACAACAAAAACGAGAGATCAGTGTTTCTGCAAGGGCAAGTCAAATGGGCGGATGGAATACTTGCTAACGAGAATGTTTTGTACCCAAGTGGCAAGTGGTCGCACGACTGCGCTTATGATGTTAAAAACGATGCGCTGGATGAGCTGATAGACCACATCTGTCTGGTTGTCTAGTCTCTCAATCTATGCTCTCATGGGCATAGGTGGATAGATTAACTTATAATGTAAACCTACAGGAGATAACGCAAAATGAAATACGAATACCGCGTATACACAAGCCCAAACCATAGCAGCTACAGCAAGTTTACAAGCAAATCAGAGGCTCTAAGGTTCGCGTCTTACATTCTAAGAGACGGAACTTATGCGCTTATCGCCAAAGTATCCATTTGATAGATTAACCTGGAGAAGAAAAATGTTTAAAGTTCAGTACAAGTCTCTTTTTACCGGCGAATTTGTTGACTCCTATCTAGGCAACTTCTCTACCGAACGCAGGGCAACGAACGCATCAAAAGCACTGCGCGGCTATGAAATCCGTGTAGTTAAACTCTAAGCGCACCCCCTAATCAACCATGAAAACACTTGATATCGGCAGCTCAGTCCGTATAGTCTGCGAGGATGATCCCAGATGCGGCGAAGTGGGAACAGTCATTAACGTGGGGAAGGGTGAATCATCCGGGCTAACGTTCTACCTAGTCTCTCTGTCTCACGATGCGCAGTGGTATCTAGGTTGTGAGATTAAGAGCGTATAATTTCAACTCAACAACAAAAAGGAGCAATCATGAAACGACGCATCATTCTGGCACTCGTCCTGTACTCAGCAGTTTCAGCTATGGCTAATCCACCGATCTTAGTTGACCGCAAGACGGGGAAGTATCTAGGCAACCTCAGTACGAATCAGTACGATCAGAACAGTACCAGCAATCCATACGGGCGCTACGGGTCAGAATACAGCCAGGACAGCATTAATAATGCATACGGGCAGTACGGTAGCCAGTACAGCAATGATTCAGCTAACAACCCTTACGCGACGAATGCGCCTGCTATCGTAGACCCGTATATGCCTTGCTACGGATGCTAGGGATACCGCCAGTACCGCCAAATCCAGTAGACGATCACGTATTCAGGAAGAAATGAAGCCCTCAGAAATGAGGGCTTTTTTATTGGTGGAGAACCAGAGATTCGAACTCTGCTGATATCCTAGGTGCAAGCTAGGCAAACACTCCAAGCATTTCCGTCCCCCAATCAACTCTTTGCAATCTGTATCTCTTCTATCAAGTCTCTCAGTGTCACGTACTGGCGCTTACGGTTAGATAGGCACTTAATCACTATCGAGGAGTTTCCTCCGGCCAAACGTACTAGCTTATCGTATAACTCTCTGTCTTTCTCACGTAACACTTCCATACATTGCTTATGGCATATAACAGACATATAAAGATACGTCTAATCTCAGCTTGACATACATGCTGACTTATGATATAGTTCACCTTAATCAATAGCCACTAACTATTGATTTATATAACAAACTACTAAAGAGGCTAACAAAATGACTATTCTTGCTATTCACAACTTTTCTGACTTCGATCCTGATCCCATGCTTGACATAGAAGCAGCAGAACAAGAGCAACAGGCTGCATTTGACTTTCACAACGGTTACTTATGCACTGTTGAGCTATCATAATCGGGTTGACGTAGGTTGTCAAGACCTACGCTCCCACTTATCTGATAAGTCAGATTGCTGTAATCAGTAATTTTTCTACTGATATATCTATTATATCAAAGTGATACACCTATCCATAGGTCTTTTTGACACTTTTTTTAAATATTTTTCAAGGAATCAATATGATTGCAGTGAAATCCCAGCCTGAAATAGAAGTCAATCGCGTGGATGATGAGGTCTATATATATATTAAGAAAGTCAATGACTATGACATTGTTAGAAACGAGAAGATATCGTTTCCTGCTTGCCACTTACAGGAAGTTATATCTGCGTTAGTAGACGTACGGGACTCTGGTGAGTAATCCGTGGTTTCGCATGTACGTTGATTTCCTTGATGACTCCAAAATGATCTCGCTTGCCTTCGAGGATCAGCGACACTTTATCGGAATCCTTGCCTTGAAGTGTTCCGGTGTACTGGATCAATCATCCGCTCCAGAGACTCTTAGCCGCGTCATAGCGCAGCGTTTATGGATAGATCATGCCATGATATCTGACGTGAAGAAGAGGCTAATTGGAGCGCAATTAATCGATGATTCATGGCAACCATTAGCATGGGATAAACGCCAGAGAAAATCTGATGTTGATGCGACCGGAAAGCAGAGACAACAACGGTTTCGAGAGCGTAACGCGTTATGTAACGGAGAAGTAACGGAGACAGATAAGAATAGAAGAGAAGAGAAGATAGTAGAAATAGAGTTACCTGAATGGCTACCCAAAGAGTTACTTGATGACTTCAAGTCACACAGGAAAACACTCAAAAGCCCCATGACGGAGAGAAGCATAAAGATATTCATACGTGAGGTAACGAAGCTGAAGGAACAGGGTTACGACCCGGTAGAGTGTATCGAGACAGCAATACTGAACGGATGGAAGTCTGTTTACGCACCTAAAACCTTGCCAACCCCCTCACGTAATGATGAGTGGATTACTAAATAAGGAGCGATGAATGTATCACGAAGAAAAAGAGATGGGCGGATTTTTGTATTGGAGATCAACGCCAAACGGCGACTGGGTTCCTTTCACGTTAAAGCAGGTAACAGAAAAATACATTCTTTCTAAAAGACAGCTATCAGAAGTGCGCGGAGAACTTTCGTCAATACTTTAAATGGAGAACCCATGATTGAAATAGAGCATCTCGACTACCGCGAAGATAAAGTCATTAACGGAATACTGCATTACCGTGATGGAGCAAGCTGGAAGGAATACAGTAAACAATTGCTTACTGAAATGTACCTAACAGAACAGAAGGTTCTTGATGACTTCATAAACAGGCAGATAGAAGAGGAACGCTATGGTTCGGATGAATATTGATGTCAATAAACATCCTTCTTTCTCACGTTAAAGGGGTTAAAAAGGCTGGACGCGCAGCCTGGATGTGTAACTGTCCTAGTCACGAAGACAGAAGCCCGTCCATGAAGATAACTCAAGCGGAAGATGGGCGGATACTGATCCACTGTTTCGCTGGCTGCTCTACTCAGGACATTCTGGGAGCAGTCGGGCTAACGATGGATGATCTGTTCGAGGATACGCTTTACCACAGAGCTAAACCACTTAGACCGGGGATATATCCACGTGATGTACTTAAGGCTCTCAAGACTGAGTTTATGATTGTGATGATTAGCGCGTTTGACTTGCGTAAAGGAAAGGCGCTTAACGATACTGACATGTCACGGCTTGATCTGGCTTATGAGAGGTTTGCTAACGCTATAGAACTTGCGGAGATTGAATGAAAACATGGGATGAAGCATTCGACGCAGCAACAACGGCAGAGCGCAAGACAGTTAGACGCTGGAAACCTAGCAAGCCGTTAAGATGGGGATCAGCACTGACTCTAGACGCGGATGATAAGAACCAGTGCCCAACATGCGGACACTTCTTCGCTTCCACGTATGCTTTTGACGCGCACCGCACCGGGCCATTCGGGACAGAGAAGAATCCCAAGAGCAACCGGCGTTGCTTGACTCTCACGGAGATGACTGAGAAGGGGATGGTGCGCAATTCACACTTCTGGTGGGTAAGTGGGGCCAATCCGATAGCTAGGAATGCCTCAGATTGAAAGCGTACAAGGACTCACGCGCATTATTTTTCTTCGGCAATGGTTAGGCATGGGTAAGGGTAAGATAATCGCTATAAGGGCTTATAGGAGGGTTTGTGAGTGAGCGTCAGAAATATTCCGTAAGTTACGAGTGGAGCTTCGATGATATAGGCGGGCGCATCCTGAGGTATTTCACAAAAAAGGAGGAGGCAATAGCTTTTGCTGAAGAGGCCGATAGGCAAATGTCTTTCTATGGGGTTGTTAGGGGAAACGTGAAGATAGGTGGCATTGATGATAAGTAGCCAGGAGGCCGCGTTAAACGTACTAGACAAGTTATCAATCCCGAAGATTGACTTCAAGCAGTATCTAGAATCTCGCAAAGAGGGCGAGCAACACGTCAAGAGTCCGTTTGAGTACCGCGAGGAATTGCACAATCGCATACTCGGTATCGGCACAGAGAACGGGGCGGCGCTACCGTGGGAATACACTCGCAATAAATTCCGCTTTCGCCCTGGAGAAGTAACGCTCTGGTACGGGATTAATGGACACAAGAAGAGCATGGTGACAGGGTTTGTGGCTATTGACCTGATATCGCAAGGTCATAAAGTGGCTATAGCTTCACTGGAAATGTCGCCTACGACTACGCTAGCCCGGATGATGCCCCAAGCACACGGTAGACGGTGCGATACTACGGATCAAGCAGACGAGTTTCTTGATTGGTGCGCTGGCAAGTTGTGGCTGTACGACAAGCGCGGAACCGTGAAAGTAGACACAATTCTAGGTGTGCTGTACTACTGTGCTGAGCAGTTAGGCGTGACTCACTTTTTCATTGATTCATTGATGAAGTGCGTACGCGGAGAGGATGACTTCAATGGGCAGAAGGCGTTTGTAGACGCGGTATGTGCGGCGGCTCATGACTTACAGATTCACGTCCACGTTATTCATCACAGTAAAAAGCTGGCAGACCCCAAGGCTAGGCCGGGAAAGTTTGACGCTAAAGGGTCGGGTGCTATCGTGGATCAGGTGGACAACGCTATAGCTGTTTTCCAGATACCGGAAGAGGGGAAGAAACCGGATGACCCTGATAACGGGATATTCATAGACAAGCAGCGTAACGGGGAATGGCAAGGAAAGATAATGACGTGGTTTGACAGCGACAGCTTGCAGTTTAAGAGCGGTATGCGGGAATGGTGTAAGCAATATATGTCAGTAAGTACTTGACAATGTATGTCAAATGTGATACACTGCTTGTTAATGAGTGATAGGCGTGTGGGTACACGCTACGGCGATGACAAAACGGTTGAAGGGCGGGTAGCCAGTCCACAGTCGCGCACATAGACACCCGTTTGGAGCAGGTTCGAATCCTGCCGTCACTCACCCATCTAGGAGCTTCCATGGTTCAAAATGAATAAGTACGACACGTATTACAAGACTCGCGAATGCCTGTTGCTCTCATCGTTTCTCGCCCATAAATCAGACGAAGGCAGATTGATAGTCGCTATCATTTGTCAGGCCATACAGGACGCTATGGGTTTATATGATGCTGATAAGGAGAGAGTATATATAAGCAATACCGGCATGTCAAGAGGTAAGCGTAAGTTTATCACGCGGCAAGATGAGGCGCTAGGCTGGTTAAGAAGTAAGGGACATTACCCGTTTTGCAAGCTAGTCAGAATGCGTGGCGCGTGGGTAGATCATTTGTTGACAACTAAATGCGGAGTTGAGTTATGAGCAGGGAAGATAATGGCGGGTACGTTCAGGGCGGCGTGACATTGCGGGATTACTTTGCTGCTCATGTCATTCAGGGAATGATGGCCTCGGCAGAATGTGATTCTGTGGACGAGGATGACGTGGAATCGGGAGAGGAACGCATGGAGTGGGCTAGGGGCGCGTATGCAATGGCAGATGCTATGCTGGAGGCCCGTAAATGACAGCGCGAGACATTATAGCTATCAAGGCTATGGAGGCTGAGCTGTCAAATTACAACTACGATGATGACGCTGAAACGTCAATGAAGTTAGCCGAATGGTGCTACCAGATGGCTGATGCAATGCTTGCGGCGAGCGTGAAGGGGATGCATTGATTAACGTTACCCTGCCGTATCCGGTGAGTGCCAATCTCTACTGGCGGCACTTCAGAGGCATGACCGTAGTATCGAAACGTGCGCTTGAGTATCGCAAATCAGTCAAGGCTATCTGTTATGCGTACGGCGTTCAGCCGATGGAGGGAAAACTTGCTGTGTTCCTCACGCTATGCGCTCGTAAACCGAAGCGTGACACTGGCAAAGAGCCGCGTGTTATCGACCTGGATAACTGCGCTAAGGTGATGCTTGATGCTCTTCAGGGCGTGGGCTACGAGAATGATAAGCAGGTGAGGGCGCTTTCGCTTAAGTACGGTGATCCGGTTCCTGGAGGGTGTTTAAACGTGATGATAGTCAAGGCATGAGGCCAGCATTCCAGACACGTCAAATACTGTTACGCAGTCAGCAGCAAGTAGACACTCTGTTATTCCTGATACCGAACCTTCCGCTGGACGCTGATAAGCCTCTGGAAGTCATCATAAGGGAGCAGGTAAAGCAACGCGGTCAGTCACAGAATGCGTACTACTGGATGCGGTTACATGAGATAGCTGAGCAGGGCTGGTTTCAGGGAAATTTATACTCGTCAGACATATGGCACGAGTATAGCAAGAAGCACATCATGCCCGAGGAAATTGTCA